ACCCCCGCGATAATCGTCATGCCGAAAGTTACTCTGGAAATGCCAGTTGACTGTATGTATGGTGAATTGGGTACATTGGCAAGAGAGTGCAAGACTCCGATTGGCTTGACTTATCCATCACTCATTACTTGCTACTCGGCCAAAGTGAAGACCGATTTCATGTGTGGTGTTCGCACTAACATATTCTGTGGCCTTATAGCTCCCCCGGAGTCAGGGAAGAATGTCACGATTGACCGCTCTATTGAGATTCTGGAGTTGGCGAGAGGTTATGATTACCGCAAAGCAGCCCCGGCTGGAGACACACAGCTTGCCATTATCCTTGGGGACGAAGCAAGCGGCAAGCGTGGCAGCAAAGAACGCAAGCCCGGTCCTACCCGGATGCTTTTAGTCAACAATGAAATGACCGACGTGCTCAAAAAGACAGGCGTGGAGAATTCTACTCTTGCCTCCAAACTTTGTGACCTGTGGGATGACCCTTACTTTGAAAAGATAATCGCCAAAGAAAAAGTCACTGTGAACTGCCGCCTTTCATGGCTTGGTGGTATCCCGGCAGGTGAGAATGACACAGCGCGGTTCTCTCAGTTGTTTGGCTCCGAGACCAACTTTGGGTTGTATCCTCGGTTCATCTTTGGATACACGAACAAGGGTTTCAATTACCGCTCGTGGACGAGGCCATCGAAGTCCAGTCAGACTATCAGCCTTGACTACACCGATGGGATGGTGCCAAACCTAGACCCCCTGACGAACACCATCGTACACGTGGAGTCAATCTCCCCGGAAGCTGACCAGTTGCATCAGGATTGGAACCCTGTTTGTGAACATCCGGGACGCATCAAATATAACTGCCTCAAGGTTGCAATCATTACCGCGTCAGCCAACCGCGAGAGTCTTGTATCTGTGGATTGTATGGCTACAGCAATAAAGTTTATGGAGTGGCAGCTTCGTCTCCGCAAGGTGTTTGAAACTGGTAATGCACTCAACCAAGGTGCTGAGTGTCGAGACGTTATTCTAAAGGCTCTAAAAAACGCTGGAGCGGAGCATGAGTTTATATCATGGCGTCGTGTATCCCATGACCGGAAATGGGCTGAACGGTATGGTGACTGGATGGTTAAGACAACCATAGAGAACCTTGCTGAAGCTGGAGAACTGGTGTACCAGATGATGGTGTCCAAGGATGGAGACGAGACGGAGGCTGGCGAGAACAAAAAGAAGGTCATACTCAACCCAGCGTTTACTGGAAGTGAAAGGGGACGGATTGCGCTCAGGACGGTCGCAGCAAAGAAGGGGAGAAATTGAGGGATAGACATAAATGGGGATTTCCACTCAACCAGTATTCAACCGTTTTGACACACACATTGGTTGAGAGGGATTCCCCATCTGACATTTCCCTCCCCGCCTTTTTCCAATATAAGATTCTCTATATATAGCATAAAGAGAGAGATATATATATTTAACGTATTGCGTGGGGAATGGGGAAGGAATATGTTATGTTATGTCTTTTTCATCTGTTTGGTTCCAAGTTATCAGTTGATGCACATATATATCCCCAATCCCTTTTTTATGCTCGACAACAAACTAATACACGCCAGAAAGGAGTAACCGATGACGAGTAACAAATGTGGTCAGAAACGCCAGATTGATTATGATGCCGTGCTGGATTATTCTACCCAGCACCCTACGCTGTCTCAGGGAGCTATTGCCTCGCATTTTGGTATCACCCAGTCTCAAGCCAGCAAGATTATGCGCTCCGCCGGTCTACACCGAGTCAGAGGGCGTAAGCCCAAACGCGCTACCGACTGGGAGCTGATATTACACAATGCTGGCCTCAGCATGGACCGGGGATTGCGAGTTGGCAATGACCGCATTTACTACGGGCAGGATTATGACCGACTCTAATTGGACTAATTGCCACTATGTTAGAGAGAGATACATTAGACTGGCGTCGCATTATTCTTAATGCTCAAACCTTGACGCCGATGGTGGCGGATTACCTCTCCTCAGTCCGCCACCAATATCAGGATTGAAAGGTTGTAACCCATGAATGAATTTGAAAAGATTGCCAAGGACGTGGCACACGTCATTGTATGGCCGTTTGTCAATACAGCGAAGTTCGTAACCATCCTTGATGAAGCCATCAAGTACGAGCCGCCAGTCAAAGCCGCTATCGTTGGCTTGGTAGCTGCCGCCGAGAAGGTTGCTACTGATACCACCGTAGCCGCCGTTGGCAAGGGCGTGAATGTTCCTGCTGACGTTCAAGCCGTAACCGATGCCGAGTCATTCTTTGTGTATTTCAAGAACAGTTTCTTGCCAGCAATCGAATCAGCCTACAAGTCGCTGGCCGCAGACGCCAAGTAATGTACGAGTATCACCAGCGACCGGCGTCTGAGGCATACAGGACGAATTGGCAGCAGATAAATGGGGATAAACTGACCAATGCCACCCCTACCACTGAGACCCTGCCACTACGCCGGATGCCATGCGTTATCACGCGAACCCCACTGCCCGGACCACGCAGCGATACATCAGCAAGAGATTATTGACAGTAAGCGCGGTGGATGGAGTGGTAAGCCCTACGGTCACGCATGGGACGTACTCAGCCGCAGGATACGCCGCAAAGAACCCGTCTGCCGTCAGTGCAAGATTCGAGCAGCCCAGTGCGTAGACCACATCGTACCCAAGTCACGCGGCGGTAAAGACAACGTAGAAAATCTTCAACCGCTGTGCTTTGGGTGCCACAAGACTAAGACAGACGCCGAGCGAGTAAAGAAATCCTATTTCTGACGGGTAGGGCGGGGTCAGAATCCATTTTTAAGCGATGAAGGAAGAGCGGTGCGCCATCAAATTTTCAAACCCGCGAATTGATGACCGGGGGATTAGAGCAAAATGAAGCTGTCAGACCTGAAGCAAGACGCGAAAAACGCAAACAAGGGCACCCCGCGTGGGCGTAAAGTCCTCGCCAGTTCGCTAGAGCAGTTCGGAGCCGGACGTAGCGTCCTAATAGACAAGGACGGGCGCATTATCGCCGGGAACAAGACGGTGGAGTCGGCGTCAGCCGCTGGGCTGCAAGACGTAATTGTCGTCCAGACCACCGGCACCCAGCTTGTCGCCGTCCAGCGCACGGACCTTTCGATTGACGACCTAAAGGCGCGTGGTCTGGCGGTCGCCGACAACCGCTCCTCGGAGGTTGGTCTTGAGTGGGATGTTGATGTACTAGCTGAGATTGCGACTGATGTAGACTTGCAACCATATTTCACCGACGCCGAGCTTGCCGGTTTCATTCCGTCGTACTCACACGAAACGGGCGCAGATGAGAAGCCTGAAGGTCGGTACAAAGAGCAGTATGGCGTCATCGTCATCTGTGAAGACGAAGCGGAGCAGCGTAAGATTTACGAGCGGCTAACTGAGCAGGGGCATAAATGTAAAGTCGTGGTAACTTAATATGAGACTTGAAGTGCGCAACTCTTGCAAAGACTTTAATAGTTACCGTGCCGCTCGTGTAAAGTCACTTTTCAATGCCGAGTCTGGAGCCGAGTTCAACCTCGACGCCGAGCTAGACATTGATGACTCACACTGGAAGCTAGGGGTTATAGTTGGTCCGTCCGGCTCTGGCAAGTCATCTATGGGACGCATGATGTTTGGGGCGGACGCTTTTTACCAGCCCGACAACTGGCCGGGGGATAAGCCTATCGTTGATGCAATCGCACCCGACGGAAACTTTGACGCTGTAACCGGCGCACTAGCCACAGTTGGTCTCGGCTCTGTCCCTTGCTGGCTGCGCCCATACTATGCTTTGAGCAATGGAGAGCGGTTCCGTGCCGACCTTGCGAGAGTTATCAGTGAGGCTCCGTCCAAGGTAGTTATAGATGAGTTTTCGAGCGTTGTGGACCGCCAGATTGCCAAGTTTGGGGCGTTGGCTTTTCAAAAGGCATGGAAGCGCACGAGTGGGCAGTGCGTGTTGCTGTCCTGTCACTACGATGTAATCGACTGGCTTGAACCCGACTGGGTTTATGACACGGGAACCTGCAAGTTCTCAAGGGGGTCTCTTTGGCGACGGCCAAAGTTTGACCTTGAAATATGGCAGACAGATAGTCGTTACTGGCCGCTTTTTAAGCCGCATTACTATTTAGACCTACCGCTGCCCGTTGCCGGTCAATACTTTGTTGGTACTGTTGACGGGGAGCCGGTCTGCCACATGGCAGTATGTACGATGAACAAGGGCAATAACGGCAACTTTGAGGGGCGTGGAACACGCCTAGTAGTTATGCCGGAGTGGCAAGGCGCTGGCGTCGGGATTCGGTTTCTGAATGCAGTTTGTGAGATGTGGCGGCGTGGTGAGAATAAGTGGGGCAAACCGCTCACAACGGTTTTTCATACGAGTCATCCGGGTCTATGTGCAAGTCTCCGCCGGGATTCAAAGTGGCGGCAGGTATCAGCCATTTTATACGGCGGTAATAAGATAAGCAGCGCAAAATCGACAACGGCGTCGGCGCGTCTCCAAGGCAAGGAACCAGTCGGCGTGGGTTATGGCGGTCATTTTCGAGCGGTGCAGGGATTCCGGTATTACGGCTGAGAGTAAATGAATATCTTTTTGTGTGGGCAGAAACAGTTTGGGGCTTCTGTACTTGAGGCCGTCGCCGGGAAGTACACAGTCCTCGGCGTATCCAGTCCGCCGTTTGCTGACCACCATGCAACCGATGGGTCACAGATTTTTGATAGAGTACGGGCAACCGCCGAACGCCTCCGAATCCCGTGGCAACCGGAAGTTCGAGCCGACTCGCTACCCACTGGAGCGGACATCATCATCGCCGCCCACAGTCACGATTTTATCGGGCGCAAGACGCGGGAACGGGCGACATTTGGGGCTATCGGCTACCACCCGTCGCTACTGCCGCTGCACAGGGGGCGGGACGCGGTGCGGTGGGCTATACACGGCGGCGACAGGGTCACGGGCGGTTCGGTGTACTGGCTTAGCGACGGCATCGACTGTGGGGCGATTGCGGCTCAACAGCACGTATTTGTTAGACCGGGCGAAACGGCGGAGAGCCTCTGGCGTGTGCAGCTTGCCCCGCTGGGTATACGCCTCCTCCTCAAGGTGCTGGCCGACATTGATAGCGGCCTCGCGGTCAGGGTTCCGCAGAACGAGAGCTGCGCTACGTGGGAGCCGTCGTTTGAACGTCCGCCGCTCTTTCGGCCTGAGCTACTGCGGTTAGGAGCCACCAGCCTCCGCTACGAGGTGGAGCGATTGGACGGCAACGGGCTGGGGGAGTAATGGCAGCAGGACGTAAACCAAAACCAACCGCAGTCAAGGAACTCGCTGGCAACCCCGGAAAACGGAAACTAAATAGGAGCGAACCGAAGCCTTCCGGTATTCCGACCTGCCCATCCTGCCTTGATGCTACCGCGAAGAGAGAATGGACACGCATCAGTCGAGAGCTAATTGCGGTCGGGTTGCTGACTTCCGTAGACCGGGCAATGCTTGCAAGCTATTGTGATGCGTACTCCCGATGGCATGAAGCTACAGCAGAGCTAAATGAACTGAGACGCAGCAAGGGAAAGTCTGTTCTGGTCGTGGGCACGAAGACAGGTTATCCGATGCAAAACCCGCTTATCGGGATTATCAATACGTCGGCTGACCAGATGCGGAAATTCGGTGCCGAGCTTGGACTCAGCCCATCATCCCGCACACGGCTTTCAGCAGAGCCGCAGAAACAAGATATAGATGACGAGTTTGCAATTTCACGAACGCGCAATTTTGTACGCCCAACGGGTAACGACCGGCCAGATTATATCTTGCAAGCAGGTCAAACAGGCTGCGAAACGCTTCCTAACTGACCTCCGCAACGCAGAGAGTCGTTGGTATTTTGTACCGGATATTGCGAATGAGGTTTGCCGTGTCGCTGAGCTGATGCGGCATGAAAAAGGTCGGCTGCAGGGGCAGCGTTTCAGGTTAGAGGATTGGCAGGTATTCATTCTCTGCAATATCTTCGGTTTTATTGATGAGGATGGAACCCGCAAGTACAGGGAAGCCTTCATCTTGGTTCCACGCGGTAATGGTAAAAGTCCGTTAGCAGCCATCATTGCAATATGGATGACTTTCTTCGATGGTGAGCCGGGAGCAGAGTCCTATTGTGGTGCTGCGTCGGAAGAGCAAGCCCACGAGGTATTCAGGCCAGCGAAAGCGATGCTGGAGCAAGTACCGGAACTCACAAAGCGTTATGGCATTACCGTAGCAGCAAAAAGCATCTACCAGAGTTCTACTCGTTCCCGCTTTAAGTCAGTCATCCGGGAACCAAAGGACGGTGCGAGTATCTATCTTGCGGTGCTGGACGAGTGGCATCAGGCATTAGATGCGGTGCAATATGACTGCTTTCGGACGGGAGCCAACAAGCGGAAGAACTCTCTGCTGTTAGAGATTTCAACGGCTGGTGTATCGACTCAAAGCCCATGCCTAGAGAAACAAAAGGAAGTTGAAGAGATTTTAGACGGTACGGTAGAAAACGACCGGCTGTTTGGCATTATCTACACGGTTGACCCTGAGACGGACTGGACCACCTATGAAGCCTTGGTCATGGCTAACCCAAACCTGGGTATCAGCAATGACGAAGAAGCATTATTGCTAGACCAAGCCGAGGCTGTACGCAACTCCGCTAAACACAATATCTTCCGCTGCAAGCATCTTAATCAGTGGATGACAGCGACAACGGCATGGATGAATACAACCAACTGGCAAGCCGCTGCTGTGACAGAGTTTCTGACTGAGGAGTTTCTCAAGAGTTGTGAGTGTTTCATCGGTCTGGATTTAGCTTCGACAACGGACATAGCAGCCGCAGTCAAAGTGTTTCGCAAGTTACAAGATGGCAAGTACCACTATTACATCGTGCCTCGCTTCTATCTGCCGGAAGCGAGAACGAGTGACCCTACGGCACAGCATTACCAACGCTGGGTACATGATGGGTATTTAGTCAGCACCGACGGGGCGGAGATTGACTATCAGCGCATCTCTGCTGATTTGGCAAAGGATGTAGAGCAATATAATGTCAAGGCACTGTGTTACGACCCGTGGGGCGCGACCGATATAACACAGCAGTTTGAGTCTCGCACTGGGATAATGCGCGTCAAGGTTCCGATGCAAGTCAAGTTCTTATCAGAGCCGATGAAGCGGTTGGAGTCCGGTGTATTGAATGGGACAATGCACCACGATAACAACCCGTGCATGAACTGGCAAATGTCGAATGTCGAGATTAAGACGGACTTTAACGACAATATATTCCCACGGAAAAACAAGCCGGAGGATAAGATTGACGGTCCAGTTGCAACGATTATTGCTCTGTCTCAGGCGATTGCACCCGCTGCCCCGGAACGCAAATATACGCGCATCACTTTCTTTTAAGGTCGCATAAATGGGTCTAATAAGTTTGAACTTACATTCTCCGGGGCTTGAAAAGCGCGACGGAGTGAATCTCAACCAAGCTGGGGTGTCACTCGCTGCTGGACTTGCCGCCTTGGGGATGGGCACATTCACTGATAGCAACGAGACTGTCAATGAACGCACCAGTTTTGAAGTTCCTACATATTTGACCTGCATTCGCATTCTTTCCGAGTCGATTGGTTCCCTACCGTTGCGCGTATACGAAAAGATGCCACGCGGCCAGCGCCCAGCACCATCGCACTACCTGTACTATCTGCTCACTGAGCGTCCTAACCCGCAAATGTCAGCGACGGTATTCTTTCAAACGCTGATGACAGCAGCAGCCGGGTGGGGCAATGCTTACGCGAAGATTGAGCGCGATTCAAGCGGAGCGAGACCCGTTGCACTCTGGCCGTTGTCTCCGTGGAAGACTAAACCGGTCCGCAAGAATGGCTTGCTCACATTTGAGACAACCGATACAGCCGATGGATTACCGGCAACTATCAAATCCGACGATATGCTCCACATCATCGGCTTTTCCTTCGACGGGTTACAGGGCACTGCCTTTGTGAAGTTGGCTCGTCAGTGCATTGGACTTGCGCTTGTCGCTGCTCGTTTCGGAGCGCGTTTCTATGCGAATGGGGCGAGAAATAGTTTCTTTTTGCAAGCTGACCACGACCTAAGCCCCGAAGAACTCACTGAAATGCGGCTTGATGTAGAGGCATTGAGTACAGGTGCAAATGCATGGCGCGTAGCAAATCTCCCCAACGGAGTGAAGATTGTCCCTGTCGAGACTGACCCAAACGCGCTGAGCGAGTACACAACCACATCCAAGTATACCCGCGACGAGATTGCTGCTTTTATGCGCGTACCGGGTTACATGGTTGGCAGCACAGAAAAGATTCTCAAGAGTACGGTTGAGGCACAAAACAGGGAGTTTCTTTCTTACTCACTGACGCCGTGGTTGTCGCCCTTCATTGCCTACACGAATGGAGGCACCGAATTCGACAGCCAGGGAACATCCTCAGTAGTCATCAACAACCACTCGACTGCGGGTACTGGCGGCCTCATCGTTTACGGGGGCGGTGCGAACTACAATACGGCAGCGTTTTCCGTTGGCAGCAACGGTTCGGCTACCGTCGCCAACAATCTTGCGGTTACCAATCATCTCAATCAGGCAGCAACGAAAGACTTTGCCGGAACGTGTGCCATGTCCAGCACGTCCACCTGCACGGTATCTCTCCAGCATAGCTACAGCAGTACGCCGCTCTGCTTTGTGCAAGCGACCACTAACAACACAACCGGCGTCTACTGCGCCGTCTCCAGCAATAATGCCGTTGTGACCGCTGCCGCTACAAACTCACTCACGTGGCAAGTGCTTGTCATCGGAAATCCGAATTGAGCAGTACCGGGTAGGACACTGAGCGGTATGTAAGAAACCTATTAAAGCTGCTAACGCGGCATAGAAAGTAACTAATGAAACGAATGCCAGCATCACTAATTACATTCTTGCAAACCAACCCAAACTGCCTCAAGTCTGACCTGTTTGTGATTACACTCCCGACCGGCACACAGATGTTCCTCTCTGAGGGACCGCAAAGCATTACTGTCCCTTCCGGCACGGGTGGGTGGAACGGAGCAACTGAAACCTTTATTTCCACTACTTATGGCCGGTGGTCTCGTGGCTCGATTACCAGTGAAGCCGGGTTCAATTTGAACTCAAACACCATGAGTCTTACTTGCATCCCTCGGCAGTCCGCTACGTACCCCTCCGGTTCGATGGGACTGCTTAACGCCGCTTTGCAAGGGTTGTTTGACGCAGCCACAGTCACGGTGCTTACGGCATATATGCCGTTGGGAAACTATGGCAATGTTTCCGCTGGGCTTGAAACCAAGTTCACCGGAACGATAACCAAGATTACCGATATTAACAGAGTAAAGGTGGACTTCGAGTGTTCTGACCCGTTCTATCTGCTCAACATGAAAGTCCCTACTCGTCTGTTTCAGGCCAACTGCCCGTGGTCATTTTGCGATTCCAATTGCACACTGTCAGCCGCCAATTACACAGTAGAGTTTACCGCAGCATCGGGTAGCACAAATTACACCCTGATACCCGCAACTGCATTTACGGAGCCGGATGGATATTACACGCAAGGTGTTGTTCTATGCACGAGTGGGGCCAATTGTGGATTGAGTCAGTCTGTCAAATTGCATGACTCGTATGGGAATATAGAACTCGCTACACCGTGGATTATGCCAGTCGCAATCGGGAATACATTCATAGTCATCAAAGGCTGTAATAAAACGATGTCCGCGTGTGAATCGGTGAATAACTTAATTAACTTTGGTGGAACTCCATTCACCCCACCAGCTACAGATGCGGTGTAAACATAATGACAGATGAACAAAGACAGTCCGTTGTGGCAGAATCTAAGTCTTGGATAGGGACGCCTTATCAAGGTTGGGCGCAGATAAAGGG